AGACGAATCATTAAAACCAAGGCCGTCGCTGAATGAATCAGCCGGTAAAATAAACGCCCTCAAATGATCGTCTGTAGGCGTTGCCGTGCTGTCTACGTAGTAAATAGTGGGCAGCCCCGGCACTGTCGCTAAGTATGCAAAAATCTCGCGGGTGGTTATATTAATTGCCTGCATTTTGTATTATCTGCCTTATTGATCTTCTTAGTTGTATAGCTGATATTCTAAACATTCCGCGCGGCGCTTGACGGCTTGACCCGTTTTCTAGCTTTTGAACATAATCCAGAGTTGTTGTAAAATAAAAAATATTATTACTTGGCGAGTTTATAGCGGGTATTGCTCTTGCGACCGCCGCATTATTGCCGCTCGAATTATCTAGTATAGTTGGGCTTGGGTATGGATTGCCTATTGCTGCCACTACAGACCCCTTAGCTTGTCCTGTTTTTACTGGCATCTTCTCAATAACAAGCTCTACAGCCTGTAATCTAACACCTCTAACAACTTCATCAATAGAACGCTCTGTTAGATCAGCCCATCGATTAAGGTCGCCCAAGAAGCTCACAAGCGCACCTGTATTTTATAAAGTATGGTAGTCTCGCCTGGCTCTATTACCTGTGCGTCAACAATTTGATATTGATTGCCACCATCGATTATTTTTGAGTATTGGCGCGGGTCGTGTTCACTAGAAAGCAGCAATTTTATATCTGTGCTTTTTATGAAAGACCCATCGCCAACCTCAGACGCGGGGTATTTTGAACGAACTGCTATAACGTCTTGAGTGATAGGGGTTACAACGGGGTCATAACTTGGCCCTGTGGTCGTTTCTTTATATAGCTGCATCGTTGCGCCGTTTTTAGCAATAAGTCGCTTAGCTGCTGCCTGTAGCTTCTCATGCGTAGCGTTCGCCATTAGTTAAACACCTTGAATTTAATGCCGTTGTTAGCCCCTGCCATTAAACCAGCCGCGGCTCTTGTTATAGCGGGTGAGATAATGCTTTCGCGCCCCTGATTAGTATATTCAGTCTGCGTCATAATAACGTCGACCTTTTCTATTGTTTTTTTAATAGAATTATCAACAAACACAAGCGGGTCATTGCCCTGATCAATTGAGATTGCCGTTTCAAACTCCATTTTAATAACAGAACCGCCACCTGAATAATCCGGGATAATAGCCGGGCCAATTGTAACGCCGTTAAACACCGCGCCAGTCCTCGGCCATTCGTTCACTTGAAGCGGGTCTGTTTTCGTCCCGATAAAACTGCTATTATCAACATAATCATGCGCCCTGGTCATTAGCATATCGGGATCTGTCGTCAGCGTAATGCCGCGTAATGTTGCGTATATTGTTAAGTCTGCGCCGGTGCTGTATGACATTTTAAACTGGCTCCCCTGTTGCGTTTAATATTCCATGTATAGCCCGCACCTGCATTAGTGATATTAATACAGCGTTTTGCGTTGTGTGATTTCTTATTAGTGATATTAGCTGATGTATTGCTGTGCTGCCGTTTTCTTCGTCAATCAATAATGTCGCGTTAACCGGCTCGAAAACTGCGGGGTGAGTTTCAGCAAAAATTACAATATTTTGATCGGGGTATATAGCAGCATTTGGAAATAAATTATACATTTCTGTAAGCTCTGCATTTGGTGTGTCTGTTAACAAATAAAAGCTACATGTGTGCATCATTCACCAACCTTTAATAATCGTTTAGTTGTTATATCAAGTAGATTTAATGACAAAGTGTCGCCGGGGGAATGCCTAACAAACAGCATTCGTGTCGAGCCTGTGACTTCGTATTCCTCTCTATAATGTCCGTTTTCTTTAAATCTGCCAATATTTGAAGTGCGATGTTTAATTTTCAAAGCACCCGTACCGGAAAAGTTACCGATTGAAAAAGTTGTCACTACAAGGTCACCAACCCTTCCCACAAATCCATTTAAAATATCGTTTCTTTCGCCGCTAACTCCAGCAAAAGAATAAGAATTATCATAGTTATACACCCACTCGCTGCCAATTTCTGAGGCTGGATCAGTCCACAAGTTAACAGTACCTAACCAGTTGTTGTTGGTCTGCTGGGCATACGCTTTAGAATAATCTTTTGTAATGTTTACGGCTATTCCGTTAGCATTGCCATTAGAATCAATTAGCACGTCGCTGCCACCGCTCCATGTTTGATCTATTTTATAAAATGGGCTAGCGTCAAAGCCGTATTTAAAAAAAATGTTGGCTAAAATGCCGGTGTAATACGTTCCGTTCCCATCTTTCGCTATTCTATTCAGTGCAAAAGTCCCGTTTTTAACCCCTGTGGCCACTGGTACACCATCTAAATTCACTGATACGACCCCGGACACTCTTTCAATAACACCCTTGACTAACTTGTTTAGCTCAAAAACATTATCAGCACTTTCCAACTTTGCCCCGGCTATAGAAATGCAAATTTTTTCACCTGTGTCAATTGCTATAAAATTGCTGGTGTCATACTCGTTGCCTAGTATTATTTGTTGGCCGCCAACAGTTGTTAAAAATTCAAAATGTAGCAGAAAATCACCCACAGCGAAGCGGTTAGGTATTTCCCAATATTGAAAAATACCGGCCTCAATATCCGAAAAGTTTCGTATGATATTCTTTATAGCATTGCTAAGCTGCTGACCTTTTTGAACGCTGTTTAAATAGGCACGCTGGGGGATATTGCGCGGAAATAGCGGCTTTTTTGCTTTGACATTAGGCATCTTTTTTAACTTTCTTGGCAGTGGATTTATTGCGCTTTTCCAATTGTTTACGGTTGAACTCTTGAATCTGCTGGTTTGTTAATTGATTGCTCATTTTATGCGCCTCTAATTTGATACAAAAAAGGCCGCATTATGCAGCCCTTTGGTTAACTTTTATTGGTTTAATCGTTAACCTGTATGAAAGCCAAAGGCACGTTTTTTCGCTCCCATACGCGCGTCCAGTTTGTTGCGTCTGTAAGCTCAGCCCATGTGGCGGATTGGCCTGCTACAGCCCCGCTGACAAAAGAATAGCCCATTGGCTGAATAATTCCTGCGTTACGCGTCCATATGCGGCTTTCGCCTGAACCATTACCCGCACCAGCAACGCGCTCTATTTCTGTGGGCTTTTCAGTTGGCACACTGGCATAGCCGATTGACCCGGCGGCGAAAAGAATACATGTGTAAGTTATCCGGTTTGCGCCTGCTTGTGCTGGCATATCATCATCTTCTATAATGCGATAACCAAGATACTCTTGGAACATTATTTCGCCGCGTGCGTCCGGGACATCGGTAATTAAGTTTTGACGTTGTAAACGGCTTTTAATTACAGAGTGCATGGCAATGGCGTTTAACTTGCTTGCATGGTCGCCTAGCGTTTGTTTGGCATCAATAACCACGTCTGCGCTAATACGCTCTGCGTCTGTTACCGCCCCCGCTCCATCAGTGGCAACGGTTACCAGCATATCACTAGTATGGTTTGCTACTGAGTCAGCCAATAGCCCCAAAGATGAACGAATAACCCGCGTCTGGTCAACACTGGCCCAATATTGGCCCAACTGTGAAGTGATAACGTCAACAGGATCTAATCCTTGTTGTAAGTTAATCATTCCAGCTAAATCCATAAATGAAAAGCCTCTATTTCCGTAATATTTACGGTAAGTTAGCGTCTGACTGTTAGCTTTACCCGTACCAGCAATGGTCGCGGGGTTGTCTGTTGAATAATTTGGTTCTGCGTTTCGCATCGGTTTGTAATTAGTCATTTCGCCAGTATTGCCGCCGACCGCTGCCTGTGCGCCCAAAGCTGTATCATTAGACATGATGCCCGAAGAAATAAAGGAGTTTAGATTAGTTTGCGCTTGTGCTATGCGACGACCAAATGTAACTGGGTTATAAATGTCAGATATTTGTGTACTAGCCATTGTTTTGAGCCTTATTTGTTGATCATGGCGGCATATTCAGCGGGATATTCTTTAGAGAATACGTTTTCCTCTGTGCCGGTCATATCAGATAATTTTTTATGCGCACTGCCGCCTGGGTTGTTTAAATTCGCCCCGCTTGACTGTGAACCTTTAATGAGTGAATCATATACGCCGCTTTTATTAACTCTATCAAGCATTTGTGCCAACGTTTCGCCTGCTTTACCCTGTAAAATACCCGCTTCGCTGTACGACATATCGAGCTCAAATAGAGAAGTAAGCATAGCAATCGCGTTTGAGTCCTTCCCAACAGTTGAGGCCATTTGAATAGCCGCTG